GTTGCTTGGCACATTACGGATGGCAAGAGCTGAACCCGTAACGGTCAAAATTGCCGCAAAGACATTCAGTAGCGGTGAGGCAAGTTCCTCAGACAAGATACCGATAGCGACCAATAGTGGAACGATTGCGGCAATAACTCCGTAAATCCATTTACGAGTTTCAGGTGTTGGGTTTAGCATTTGTAGCCTTTCATCTTGTCTTATCAGTTTACCCAACCGAATAAACGCTATCCAGCCAGAAATTGAGGGGCTGTGAGGCTCATAGAGGGCTTGGCAGGGCTAGGGGTAGGTGATTGCCTTATCTAGGGCTAAAAGCCCTGTATGGGGCTTGTAGGGCTTGTGAGGCTAATGTCTAGGGAAGTCTGCCCCAAGTAACCCAGCCAACCACGCCATCTACCCTGATGCCCTGCTCACGCTGAAACTGCCTGACTCTGGCATCGGTGATTGGGCCAAAGATGCCGTCAGCCTTGATACCCAGAACGCTCTGAAGGTACTTGACATTTGAGCCTGTTGACCCACGCTTCAAGAATCTGAGTAGTCTTGGCTTTTTACTGGTCGGTGGTGGGGTTGGAATAACTGGTGCGACAGGTGCGACTGCTTGGTTGGCTCTCTTGTTGCACTCGGCAACGATGTAGTCAAGCTGTGAAAGTATGAATGGCCCTGGGCAAGCTGTGGCTGAATACTGCTGGTGCCAAGCAATAAAGAACTCGCTCTGTACCTGAGTCTTGATGTTTTTAGCAAAGCCTCGGTTAGCTCTTGGAGAGATGCTGGCATGAAAGATAATGACATCTATCAAAGCCTCGATAGCAGCAGATGAAACAGGCCAATCTCCACCGACAGATGAGTTGTCAATCTCAAAGGTCACAGCACTAGGGTCAGGCTGTCCACCTGTTGAGTAAGGTCTGCGCTCAGGGTTTACGATTCCTGTTACTGCACCTGAGTTAGAGATGTGATAGGTCGGGTGAGAGTTTCTTGAGTTTTTGTTGGCAACATAGTTCAGGCCATTGGTTCCTGCTACATGGTGAATGACTACTCCGTTGATAGCTTGCCCATTACGAGAGCCACCGAATCCGTTGTCTTGTATTCCTGCAACCTTTGGGTACCAGCTCATTATTTTCCTATCGTGTTGATGATTAGCCCGATGATGGCTACAACTGCTGCTGTTAGCCCTGTGTATGAAACTCTCTCAATCCAAGCTAGGCGAGCAAGGGTGAGTTCTACTTCTCTGATTCGGTCTGGTACATCGTCAAGGTGGTCTAGTTTCTGCAAAACCTGGATAAGAATCTGTCCATGCTCAAGTTGCTTCTTGTAGATGTCGGCCTGAGTAATCCGAACTGATGAAGTTTCGTCACTCATGATTAGCCTTTGAGTGCCGAGATTTCGTCTGCGGTAAGTCCGAGCTTGGTTAGCTTGGCAATGGCACTAGCCTCAGCCTTTTCTTTAGCCTCTTGTTCGGCAAGGCGTTCAGCCTCAGATGCCTCGTAAGCTAGTCGGTCAACTTCACGCTGGTCTAGTTCCTCTTGAGTAAGGGGGACTGTTATGGACTCTCCTGTTGAGCAGTCCACTATTACTTTCATTTGGGTTTCAGTCATTTTGTTTTCTTTCTTTTCTAATTCTAGGCTACTGTGACTATTCCATCAGAGCCTGATGTAATACCATACAAGCTGACAGTTGAGCCAGCTATAAAGTTTGAGCTAAAAAAGTTTGACAGCTTGAAGCTAGTTATAGCACCTGTGCCTGTCCAAGCATTAGCAACTATGTTGAGGTAGGCACTAAACTGCCCCGTTGCGTTGTTTTCATTTACCGAGTCTGTGCTAAAAGTTTTGGCTGCTGATGAGGTGTAGTTGGGTATGTAGTTTATGTCATTTGAGAATGTATTAGCTGTGTTTGATGTCCCAGGTATCAAAGCAAATCGAGTATAAGAACCATTAGATGTGGCAACAGTCGAGCCATCGGCGACTAACTCTCTATATGTGTACCCAGTAGTAACTGTGTTAAACTCTAGTTTTACAATTTCAACAGTAGATGCTCGACTACTTCGCAAAGAAGAAAAAACAATTAAGTCTGTAAAGGTTTGCGGTATAGAAGTAAACTCGATTGAGGCTGCTGCTACTGTTAGGGTTTTGGTTTCTATAAGCTTCACGAGATAATCCCATACAAGCTAAATGTTGAACCAATGGCATAAGGGTTAGTCCCGCTTACTGCAATAGTTGTGACAGCACTTGTGTTTGCCCATCTGCCAAACCATGCGTAGGTTGTAGTTGCACTCTCGTTCATTCTATTCAAGACAGTCTTGTGCTTATCAGTAGCACTGTAATCCATAATGTGAAAGACAACATTGTTTCTAACTGCTGAGTTAAAACCACCAGTCAAAAGCGAAGTAGTGGTTGATTGCCCTGAGCTAGTCCCTGAAGTACCACCTAACATAAATACATATGGATAGTTAGAACCAGTATCGCCATTAAACCTTATGCTTGCGTTACCAGTCCCTGTTGAGTAAGTTCCTTCAATAACTAAAACCAAATCTCGATAAGTACCAGGAATAGATGAAAAAGTAATGGTTGTGGCTGTTGCTGTAAGTGTCCTAGTCGCTAAGGCTTTATATGTTGGGGTAGGCATAGTCTTACTTTATTCCGTAAAGGCTAAACCGAGAGCCGATTCTAAATGAGTCGGCAAAGTTTGATAATTCAATGCTAGTAACTGAAGCTGTGTTTATCCATAAACCAGCGTTTAGACCAATTAGTGTTTGTCCCGTAATGTGACCACCAGTAAAAGCTCTAATGACCTTATTTTTAGTGCTTGAATAAGCGTCAACAATGTCAACGATGTTAGCAGCAAAAATTGTGGAGCTACCCCTGACTACGAGACCAGCCAAAGCTGATGATTGGGAGGCAGCCGAGTACGCATTTAGAACGCTGCCGTTACCCCAGAGTCTGTGATGAGCATAGTTGTTTCCGGAGTCACCATTGAAACGCAAACGCACATTGTCCATGTCGGCTGTGGCGTTGGTGTTTCCTGCTACAAAACGAATTTGTAAATGCTCGTAAACAGAAGCGTAAGTAGCAAGACCTGAAAAAGTAACTGAGGCAGCTGCCGTACCTAGTATCTGTGTTTCAATTAGCTCGTAATCCGAACCAACAGCCGATGCCGAAAAAATCCCAAATGGAATCAGCATGGTTATACGCTCGCAGCGTTACCGATTATGCGGTAGGTATTGGTTGAAACACAAAGAACAGTAACAGCCTCGTATCGCTGACCAAGCCTGTAAGCTGTTCCAGCCAATCCTCGACCAGCCAAAGATACAACAGTTCCTGAGCGGTTGATAGTCAAAGCACCAGCTCCGTCTTGCAAGATGTCAACACGCTCTCCAGGCTCAAAGGCTGTGGCAGTTCCAATGCTCACAGTTACAGCAGAACCAGAGGTAAACATTAAGGTTTTGTAGCGGTCAGCGGTTGCGACTGTGTAAGTGGTGGCAGTAGAGCTAGTAAGGGTTACCTCGTTAGATAGGTAAGTATTTACATCTGCGGCATCTAGTCTTGTAAAAGACTCAAATACTTTTCTTGGCATGGTTTCCTTACTATGGGCCTAGTATGTTCTGGTTGAGGATACCTTTGGTTTCGCTGTCCAGAATAAACATATTGCGTTCGTTCCTAAGTCTAAATTCTATCTCATGGCTGGTGATGGTTATGCGGTGCGAAATACCTGTGATAAGTCCAGCCGTAATCTTTGGGTCACCGACCCTGTTTGGGGTAAAGCTAACGCTGATGTAATCATCAAGCTCAAGGTCTAACACTTCAAGGCGTTGCTCGATGCTTAGGTTGCTAAGGTCAACAGTAATTGAGTCAACCCTTAGAGTCGGCTCGTAGTAGTAAGTCAGTAGGTCAGCAGCTACCTCAAAAGCACCTTGGTCAGTTGAGTTTAGAAGGTTGGTAATTGAGTAGCTTCTTACGCCATAGAGTCGCTTAGAGCCTGGTGCTGAGGCTAATTGAACCTCGGCAAAGGGGTCTTGAGTAGTTCCTTCAACCTCGTTGTAAAGAAACTCTGACCCATAAGACACATCTATCTTAGTGAACCGAATACCTGTACCTGAATCTGTGAACTGAACTGGAGTTGGCTCAGGGTTGGCAACTGTCACAGTTAGCAAAGATGGTGCGTTACCAGCAGAGGCAGGGAAGGCAGGGGTAATCTCTACTGATGCGCTGTAAGGGCCAGAGTAGTCAGAACCAGCAGCCACAGCAACAGCGTTGATAGCGGCAACTCGATAGTAATACTTAGTACCTGGGGTTAGACCTGTGTTGGTGTAGGTAAGAGTAGTTGTACCTGTATTAGCTACAAGGGTTGAGAAGTTGATGTTGTCGGTTGAACGCTGAATCCTGTATCCAGTAACAGCCTTGCCACCATTATCTGCTGGTGCTGTCCAAGTAATCGTTGCGCTAGTTCCTGTTGAGCTGGCAGTAGGGGTGCCTGGTGCAATAGGCAGAGTGTCATAAACAACCTCAAAAACTAGCGAACCATTTGAAGGTGTAATCCCACCACCACTAACAAGTCCATTGTCAGTAAAGTTTCCACCTGCTGAAGTGGTGTCCATCTTGATTGAAGCACCAAAGGCTGTGTCAACAGAGTAGGTTACTTGAGCTGAGGTTTCTTTTGTAAAACCAATCCAATAGCTTGTATTAGCAAAGATAGAGCGTGTTAGACCTACACCTACTTGATAAGGCGTTTGAGAGTTAGGCAGCGTAAAGACATTAGAATAGACCCCACCCTGTCCAGCGCTGTTCCACATAGCAAAAGCAGTTGTGGCGTTTGAGCTGTTGTAAGCCGTTAGCTCTATGTAAAGAGCAGATACTAAACCTGGTTTGGCGGCAGCTCCAGTCTTACCAGGCGCATCCCTGCCAGAGATGTCGGGCATGGTAATAAGTTGGGCAATGTTGTATGGCGGTCTAAAACCATAGAACGGGTCAGCCCTTCTAACAGCACCATTACTGTAACTGGTCATTTACTACAGCACCCACTCAGTAGCGTAAGATTCAAAGGCTCGCTGTGGTTGGTAGTCAGGTGCTTCTGGGTCTGTTGAGTTGTAAACAGGGTCATTAGCACCATCAAAGTAAGCATCTACAACAGGTGTCGCTTCAATCAAAACAGCGTCAAGAAATACTGCGTTAGAGGATGGTGTCTGCCTAACGCTGATGCCAGAGAATAAGGTGCTGGCACTCAAACCTGTGTTTATTCTTGTCCACTCAGAGCTAGTCACAGATGCCGTTGAAGCTGCGTGTTGCGAGTAAGCGGTTCCGCTAGGTGAGGTAAGGCTTGCCACCTCGACCACTACAGTTCCAGAGCTTGCCTTGGCGTAAAGAGATAGGTTGTATTCCACGCCGACCTCACTTGTAAAGTATTGCTCAGCAGTAGCACCAGCGGCTAGTTGTCCACTTGCTGTGCCGATGTAAGCCTGAGCTGTTGACCTAGTAATTGTGCCAGCCGTAGAAATCCAACCAGTTGTGTTGTTCTCAAAGCTAGGGTTGTAACAAAGGTTGAGTCTTGTGTATTCGTAGCTTGGGTTGTTGACATCGTTGTTTCGGCTTCGGAATACGATGCGACCTGACTTGTCAATAAAGAGTCTGCCTGGTTCTGCTTTTTCAACTTCTTGTAAATAACTTAGAGCGTTAGTTCCATCGGTAACTTCGTAGTCACCCATAGTTGCCACACCAGGAGAGATAAGTCGAGATGATGAAGGCCAAACTGCTGTGCCACCAACTTCAGGCTTTAGCAACACATTTAGGATTCTTGCGCTACTGAGTTGTTCGGTTGGGGTGTAAGCAGCAAGAGTCTGGTTGTTTAGGTTCCAGAAAGCATCAGAAGCAACGATTTCAGCAATGGACTCACCTGTTGGGGAATAGCTAAAGTTCCAGTCAGTAATGTAGCCAGTAAAGACAATTTGGTTTTCTTTGTAAACCTTTACCTCACCAGTTGGAACAATCAAACCCTGGTAGGGGCTAGGTCCGTAGTCAGGGTCATATTGTCTGCGCTCGTTGTTTAGCTGAATAGAACAAGAAGCAGCGTTGAAGGTGTCCTGCTGTGGGTCTTTACCTCTTGTGACAGATACGCTGATTACATCGGCGCTGATGTCATTGAAGTTGACAGGTACGCCAGATTCAGCGAATCCAAACTCTACTTTGATTGACAATTATGCTCTCCACGCTGTACCTGATTGACGCTCAAAGTCCTTGATGGCGTTTACCACTGCTCTACCGACATCTGAGCTAGTAGCCACACCACCAGTAACTTCAATGCTGTAATTGTTGACTGTTCCTTGGTTGGCAAAAGCTCTTTCAGCCCCAATCCCAGCAATACCACCAGCCAAGTTACCGAACTCACTAAAAGCAGAGTTCAGCTCTTGCAAGAAACCACTTCCGCCACCAACAAGTGCTTCAGCGAGTTTAGCACCTTCTATTGGGCCAGCTCCAATTACCTGTTGAAGCAAAGTTGCATCTAAACCTTGCTCGGATAAAGTCCTTATGTTTCTAGCAAAGGCTTTAGTTTTTTCAAGTAATTTACCTATGTTTTTGGTTATCGAGTTGACCGAATTACCAAGGTTAGGCAAAGTAAAGCTTGACATAATTGAGTCTTTTATTTGACTAAACAAGCTCTTTACGGCTGAGTTAAAAGACTCAAAAGCAGACTGTCTTTTATCGAGTAACTCTTTTTCCTTACGAGCCGCTTCTTCTGCTGCCTGTTGAGCTTTAGACTTGCCACCGCCACCCCTTGGGGCTATCGGGGTAGGAGGCGTTGGGGGTGGTGGGGCTGGTTGATTAGGCTTGCTTGAACCACCGAACTTTTGTTGCATTTGGCGTTCGATTGAATCCGCTGTTCCTGAGAGTGACCTTGCATAGTTGTATTGAGCAAGGTTCGCTCTTTCCCAGGCATCAGCAGTCATGCGGATTTGGTTATTGTGTCCATCTAGCGTGAGTTGGTTGGCCTTGTCCCATTCAGCTAGGTATTGCTGAACTTCGAGTTTGTTTGCGTTAAGAGTGTCTTTTAGGTCAATTCTTTTTCTAATCTCTCCACCAGCATCAAACGCTAAAAACGCACTAAAGTCAGTAAAAAACAAACCAAGTTGTTCGCCCATGACCTGAAAGCCAATAATTGTGTTTTCAACAATCATCAACACATCGTGTAAAAGGTCAGTAAGTATCCATATCAGGCCGTTTAGACCTTGGAAAAAATCACTTACAGAGGCGCCTTTTCCAAAAATCGTTGTAAATAAAGACTCAAACTGAATTACAAGCGCTGAAACGCTTTCACCAAATTCGGTGGTTGGGTCCATGCCTTGTTGAAAGATTCCAACAATACTTGTAAGAATTTCTGATAAAAAGCCAAAAGCAGATTCTAAACCAGGAGTAATGTCCTCAAGAAGTTCTCTAAAAAGTTCATTCAGGTCAGCTACCGCAGGAATAAGCTGCGCACCAAGAAGTGCTTGAAAGTTTTCAAAGGTAGCACCAAGCTTCTTTTGTTCAACATAAAGGCTTCCGCTTTGTTCGGCAAAAGTTCCTAGTGCGTCTGCGGACCTTTGATACAAAAGCTCCAACCGAATTGTCTGTTCAGCATTTCGCCTTGCAGCACCCTCAAGTTGGTCTAGCCCTCTCGCGGCAAGCTCAGAGTTGATTTCGCTCTGCTTCATAGCGACACCGAACTTCTCAATCGGGTCGTACTCACCTCGGAACAAGGCAGTCATACCAAGCAATGCCTCTTGGACATCGTAGCCATAGAGGGCAGATAGGTCAGTAGCTAGTCCGATAAGTTTTTGTGTTTCTACTGCAACATCGCCCATAGCAAAGCCAGATTGCTTTAGAACCGAACCAATAAAGGTTGTTGCCTTAGCTGCCTTTGACTGGCTCAAACCCATTTCAACAGCGTTTTGGCTAAATTGCTCCATTTGAGGCGCAAGGTTTCCAAAAACCTTCTCAACACCGAAAAGGTTTCGCTCTAGGTCACGAGCAGCTTCAATAGACTCTCTACCAAAGCTAATTGCCTTGGCTGTAACACCAAAAGCTGCTAGTGCGGTAGCGGCCTTGCCCAGCATGGAGCCTATTCCACCGATTTTGCCGCTAAAAGCACCTAGCTCGTTGGTAGCTTGCTTTATTCCATCGCCCTTGAAGGTGCTGACGATGTTCAAGAACATATTGCTCATTTAGAGGTCCTATCAATATTGGCTGACACTATTCTGACAGCCTTTTCTATAACCATTTCTGTCTCTCGCCTCATGGCTGGAAAAGCCTTATCAAATCCAGGGTAAACATTCCTTGATTTGCGTTTTGCGCTTGGCTTTGCAATCGGACCAAGCCCTTTGATAAAGTAGGCAACACCTTTCCAGGTTGTAGTGTGTGTACGCATGATTACTGGGCCACCAAACAACCGAATTGGGTAAGAACGAGTCTTTCTTGCACCACCAAAGCTTCTAGCCAAATCAGTAAGTACGGTAGCGGCAGACCTGACTCTTAGTCGAGCTATACCTGTCCTATTTTTTCCAGGTCTTGCATAGGTTTCGATTAGCACCGAATCGTATGGGTATCGTTTTTGCTCGCCCAGCGATGTACCTGAGCTTCCCCAGCCAGTTCGACCACCATGTAACATACCGTTTGCGGGTTTTCCTGTTGAACGCCTTTTAGAACCTGCAAAAGGACCGTTTTTGCCGACTGACTGAATTTCTTTTTTGACTGATATTTGAGCAACAGTAGCGATTTTTCGGTATTCTTTTCTGAGCTGTAAAGACAGCGTTTTGTCAATGCTGTTCAGTTGTCGAACAATGTTTTTGTAGTCTGATGCTGACACTTGAATTGTGTTTTGCCCACTTGTGTAAAATCTCAATGTCTTAGACCACCTATCTTTACTTATTCTACTAAAACAAAAAAAGAGAAGGCACTCCGAAGAGCGCCTTCTCAAATTCGAGGTGCTTGGTGCTGGTTCTTATAGACCAGATACCTGCCTAATGTCCACAACATTCGTTCATCGAGTTCCATTAGCTCCCTGGGACTTATCCCAGTTTCAATAGCTAATGTTGCGATGTACCAATGAGCAGATGAGTCACCAAGCCCAACTATTTTTTTTGTTCGTCTGACGGATTCACGGACTCTACTGTGTCCACCCATTCGTCAAATGACAAAGTTGTTGCTTTTGTTCTAGTTTCACTTGCCCAAGCTAGGAAAAGCAAGTGAGTAATCTTGATGTTTGATTCAAGACTTGCTATTGAAATGTCAAATCTGGTTTCCAACTTAATCATGTCTGACGGGTTGCAAACAATTTGCTTTATTTCTTCTGGCTTGTCTGTGAACTGTAATTGTAGGTTTAGTTTCATGTTCCTATCCTAGTTGTTATGCGGATGGAGCTGTGCCACGCACAACTTCACCTGATACAGGCCAAGAAACTGAGAGTGTTGCTAGGTCTCCCACAGCACCCGCGAATGGCTGGTACTGGGTTACTAGAGCATCAAAGCGGTACTCAGGGTTGGTAGCGGTTACAGTTCCAGAGGTAGGTGCAATCTTGACAGCTACTGTTGAACCCATAAGTGGGAACAGAAGTGCGTCAACAGCGCCAGCTCCGAAGTCCTGGTGGAAGTCTAGGGATACAGACGCATCCTTTAGTCCACCAATTCTGGTGCGGTATGAAGAACCGAAAGCAGTTGTTTCAACTTCATCGGTTGTAATGTCAAGAGTCACCGAAGCGATTGAGGTGCTTAGAACGGTAGTTCCAATGGTGACCTTGTAGTCTTGTGCGTAAAATTTAGCCAATTTATTTCTCCTAGTTTGCTATGACTGTGACTGTGAAGTCAGCAGCCAGGTATGTGGTGTCGCTAATTGTCAATGAACCAACTGAGTCCATAGACACAACTCGGCAGTCGTAGGCATAACCACCAAGAGTCTTATCTGATTCTACTGCACTTTTTATACTACTAGCCCCAGTAGAAATGTAGGCATCAAGCTTTCTTTGCGCCTCTCTTTCAGCACTTCTGCCAACAATGACCGTAACGCTGAAATTGTATGTAGTAAGTCCCTTGGCGTAAGCACCATCGTAAGTAACCGAGTTTAGAGACACCACAGCAACAGGAGGGTTTGGTAGGTCTGGAATCTCGGCAGCAGTTCTAAGCCCTGAGATTGTGGCAAGGTTTGTAGCCAGTCGAGTTCTAATCTGACTGATGCTCATTAGCCGAAATTCCTCATAATTCTGTATGGCATAGCTAATTGTTCAACATCTGGGTCTAGGTAGCGACCAACACGAATAGCACCGATGTCACCGAAGCCAGCAATTCCAAGAGGGCTGTCTAGTCTTTTGAAAAGTCGAGATGACTGAATTATTGTGGCTTGCTTGATGGCGATTGGGATTGAAGCCCAGCCCCATACACCTGTGATGCGGCACAATGCCTGCTGGTCTACAACGGGCCAGGTGTAAGTGTTGACAGCCCTAATGCCTGTGTAAGGCATGTAAAGTCCGTCAGAGCGACTGTTCAGCGGCTCTAACTGAAAGTCTGTTGATGTCCATACTGTGTAGGTGTCCCCAACCTCATCGGTAGAGGCTACTTCTGAAACAGAGATTGCATCGTCAATGATTAGGTTGATTGCATCGGTAGCTGCATAGTTTCTGACGGCGGTTCCACCATTGTAAAAAGTACGAGCTGTGTATCCGTCAATCATTCGAGAAGCAGACTCGATAGCGGTCTCTAGTAGGGTGTCATCGATATTATCAGTTATGCGAAGTGAACTTTTAACTTCTGAAAGTGTGGCGTAGCCGTTTGTAATTGCCATAATGTTCTCTATTCTAGCGGTTGGAAACTATACTCTTAGCTTACTCCCAGCCGTTCTCACGCCTTATGTCTAGTGACCAGTTGCCAGCGGTGTAATCATCGTTGTGAATCTTTGACTGAAAGTAAGCCTGATTTTTGACAAAGGTTTTCGTGTTTTTGTCTTGATACCCAGCCTTGATGGTCGAGCTGTTATCGTGTCTGTGCTTGATGTCCAGCAACCGAATGTTGATTCCAGCAAACTCGGCTCTGCGAGCATAGTCATTGTCCTCAAAGTAGGCAGGAAACAGGGACTCGTCAAATAGTCCTATGTCGCTGACTACCTCGTCACCTATAACAAAGGCTTGCCAATGCGGTGGCTCACCAGTCAAGGTTATTTCGTCTCTGCGAGCCTTTGCTAGTTCCTCAAGCGCACCTGGCTCAAAGACAACATCGTTAGAAGCGATAAACCACCTAAAGGCGTATGGGAATGACCGAATAGCCAAGTTCCACGAACCCGCCACACCTAGATTGGCTGGCATAGATAGGACAGTTACTTTCTTAAAGTTCTCGTTGAAGGTTAGGTCTGGCTTGCCAGCTCCGTTGTCAATTATTAGCAGGTGGTCAACAGGCACATCCACGCTGTCCAGCATCCGTTGAAGTAAGTCATAGCGATTCAGGACTGGGACTGTTAGGTTCTCAAGCATTTGCTTTCTTTTCCCCATAGAAGTAAAGGTCACAAGAGTCAGCGTTGTAGTCAAAGTAGTAGTTCTCAAACATCTCATCAAGGTTGAACTCAGCCCTAAAGTCCTGCTCTGTTAGATTGCGGTAATAATCCCAACCGAGTGTCAGGGGTGACGAGCCAGGGTCAGACCTTGTAGTGCCATGCTCGGCTCTGCCTTCTGAGGCACAGGTCATCATTACATACTTCTTGCTCATACGCCACATATTGCGAAAGGTAGCAACCCACTCAGGGTTATGCTCAAAGCACTCAGCAGACACAGCCACATCAAAGCTGTTGTCAGGGTAGTCAAGGTTCTCACCATTACAGACAACATCTACATCTCTGCCCTCGGCTACATCAGCACCAATGTACCGAGTCGAGTCAAAGAAATCTCGGACTGTGCCGTTGATGTTTAGACTGCCAATCTCTAGGACTTCAACACCTGTAAAGGCTTCGGGTGACTTGTTCTTGACACCCTGAAAGAAGTCCCTTTGCTGACTGTGTGCCATCTACTTCAACAGCTCTTTTAGAACAGGCATCCAGTTCTCTTGCCAGACCTTTTCGTGGTCATAGGCTTGAGCGAACTCCACAGCTTTAGCCGACTTGCCCTTGCCTCTTGCGTAAGCCTGTTCTAAAGCTTCTACTATTTCTGGAACCGAAGGCACATGCCAGAAAGAGTGTTGTGCAGGGTCGTAGAGTGGCTGACCTGAGATTACCCAGCCATCTCCAACTAGCTCTGGACTAGCGGCAAAGTTACTCACGATAACAGGAACACCACAAGCCTGAGCCTCGACTGTTGGAATACCAAAGCCCTCACCATAGCTAGTAGCAAGCATTACATCCCAAGACGAGTAGATGCCAGCTAAAGTTTCTTGAGACATTCCATAGCGGTAAGCCAATGGGTCAGGGAAGGTTAGGTTGTCTGTCGGGATACCGAGTAGCTGAGCAAGAGCAATCAAGTTCCAACCATGCTGTGAGCTTGCATCTGCGTGAACATACAACATAGCGTCAGGATGCTTACGAGCAAACAAAGCAAAAGCCATAAAGTTTTCTGAGTAAGCCTTGCGGTGCAAGATGCCTGATGACTTGTTAGCAGCGTTCATACCGACAATAAAGCGACCATCCTCAAAGCCCATAAACTCGGCGATTGGCTGACCCTTGATGTTGTCAGTCTGACTGAATACTTTAGTGTCAATGCTGTGAGGTACATAGTGACCCTTGACTCCTACTTGCTCAATCTGCTGTAAACCGAATTTGCTCATAGCAAGCGGTGTGACATTTTCTTTTTGTAGCCATTTCAAAACTGCTGGTGGAACTGGGTTGTGGTCAATAGGTGTCCAGCTTGCAATAGGGATTGAATCAAAAGCTTTATTGTTTAGCACCCAGACATCGTAAAGAGTAATCAGCAAGTCGGGCTGGTCAGGGTTTAGAGCTTTCCAATGCTTGTGATGAGCTGGGGTTACATCGTTTGAGTAAGACTCATTGCCTCTTGCGTAAACAGGTATCTCACCGAAACCTGTGTCGTAGGTTGTGTTGACACCTTCGTTGCCGTAGTTGGATAGCGAAGCGACATCAGCTCCGTCACGCTTCAGTAACTTTACAAGTGCCTCGGTTGCCTGTCCGTATCCTGTCGGTTGTCCAGGTGAGTTGGAAAAGACTGAAACTGTCCCTTTTATCTTTTTAGTCATGTAGGTTCTTTCTCTCGTCTGATAAGGATAGCAAAAAGATAGACCCCAGGCGAACCTACACGCTTGGGGTCTATCAGCTTTTGTGCTAAGGGCTTAGCTTGCGCCACCCTTGAAGTACCCGATATGGGTAGCGTGTGTTAATCCACCGTCAAGTCTAATTAGACCTCTGTAACTTACGGTGTCTGTGTTGAAAGCGAAGTCGGTTGACTGGTCAACGCGGATTCCACCTGCAACGCGAACCTTGAAGCTTGGAAGGTGTCCGAATAGGACAGACTTAGCTCCAGTTGCAACTGCTGCAACATTTGGGTTCTCGTAAACTGGGTAGCCAAGCAAGGTTGCTGGCTGACCTGGTACTGCTGAGTTGGTCCAGATGTAGTTACCTGCACCATCCTTCAGCTTGCGAGCTGCTGCGATTCCTGACTTGCTCATCTGGAAGCCTAGACCTGGAAGTACGCGAGCGCCATCGGCGATTCCGTAAACAAGGTCAATTAGGTTCTCGTATGAAGCAGCGCCACCTACACCAGTTCCACCAGTTACAACAGAACCTGCTGCGGTTGATAGCTTGCTGGTTAGTACATCGTTAGCCTTTAGACCCAAAGAGGTTCCTAGTTGCTGTGCGATGTAGCTGGTGATGTTGAATCCTGCGTCAGATACTAGCTCTGAAGCAACCTGCACCAAAGCACCGTACTTCTCAGCACCAAGAGTGATGGATGAGAATGTTGGGTTGCTTTCGGAGATAGTTCCTGCTGCTGCTACTGAACCAGAGGTTGAAGTAGCTGTAACAGTTGGGATTACTAGGTTCTCGCCAGAAGTGGTGTTGAAGATTTCAGAAACAGTTAGCATTGGGCCAACTAGTTGTGCAATCTCGAATACCTGGTCGTAGAAGCTCTGTCCAACTGTGTTAGCGGATGGAACTAGGGTACGAGCCTCACGAGCGAACTCGTGTCCACGCATTTCACCCAAAGCGATTGAGCGAAGGATGTCAGCGTCAGAGTTTTTTGCCTCTGGAGCTGATGGAACGAATGAAGCTGCTGCTTCAGATGCGCGAGCTTCGCGGTCTGCAAGCTTGCGAGCGGTTTCGATTGTTGCATCGGCCTGGTCAATGTCAGCCTCGATACGAGCAATCTTTTGGTTTTCTTCAGCGGATAGTCCACGCTTCTCTGCCTCAGCAAAGTCAAGAACTTCTCTTGCCTGTGCGATGAGGTTGTTGCGGGCATCCATCTGAGTCTTAATGAAATCAGACATGATTCTCCTATAAATGGTTTGTAATGGATTTCTGCGGTGCTGACACTCAACAGGAACAGCGGTGCTTACACTCAACTGTTACCAACAAGTTTATAGGCAAGAAAAAACCCCAGCTCAGGAAAGGGGGCCGAGCTGGGGTTAAAGAAACTCTATCGGGTTTCTTTGGTGTCAATAACCCTTGCTTCTTTGGCTGGGTTATATGAGTTCTTGTTGTCTAGCTCCCATACTGCTTTAGCTAGGTCATCTGCCATGTCAGCGATTACACCGATTGAAGGGTTGCCAGCAGCCTTTAGGATTGCGTTTTTGATTTCGTCTTTAGTAGCCATGTTTATATCCTTTTCAATAGAAGGTCGAACTGCTTTTTCTTTAGGTCTAGCAGGTCAAGTCCGTTGTCAATTACTTCTTCAACCTCTGGTTGAGCCTTTAGCTTGTTGACCACCTCGGTAATCAAGTTAGCGTTAGCCTCGTCAAGTTCTTCGCCTGACTCTAGCTTTAGCAGAGCATCGGCTAGTTGGTCGGGGTTGATGGTTGGCTGTGACCGAACTGTTGCGGTTGTTTCCGAGTAGGCGGGAAAGCTTACTACCGAAACTTCAAAAAGTCTTACTGATTCCAAGGTTCTTGTCTGCCCATCTCTTGACCACGAGTCTTTGATGACATTGAAGCCAAAAGACATTGAATCTATAACCTTAGTGCGTAAAAGCTCAGCTATGTCTCTTCCCCTGGTCGTGTTGGGAAGTTTTGCAGAAACTTTTAGTCCACGCTCATCTTCGACAAGTTGCATAGTGCCGCCCCTGAGAGAAGCTAGAGGCTCACCCGAATCGTGGTTCCAAAGTAGCTTTACCTCATTGCGGGATTGTAGGGAACGCTTGAAAGCACCAGGAGCAACATACTCAACAAAGCCACCAAGGTCCTCGGATGCTGAATTGAATACAGAGGCGTAGCCAGTAAAGGTCATGCCGTCACCTTCAGCCCTGACCTCAAAGTCAACGCTGTTGGTTCTTACCTCTGGCTCTTTAGTCTGTGGGCCGTCAATCTTTAGTGCGATTGCCCTAGCAACCGATAGCCACTTGTCTTTGTTATCCATGCTGTTAGTTTCCTCTGCTCTGATTCTAGCAACTACCGAATCAGCGTAGTCTTGTGTTCTTTGTGCTGCTCGCTTGCTTGGCCCTGAACCCCAAAGTAAGTGAGCTACCACACCTGCGGATGGGTAGTTATCAGACTCTGGGTTTGCGTCTGGTGAGTCAAGGTCAACTAGGTGTCGAGCAATCCAAGCAGCTATCCTTATCCACTTGTCATCGCTGACTCTACCCTCAGCCATTTCTCTTGCTTCTCTGATTGTCTTTGGTGTTACGCCGTCACCAGCCAAACCTTCTTCGTAATACTCAAGTCCACGCCGAGCGGCTGCCCTCATGTAAGCAGGTGCTTCTTGGTTGATGGCTCGCTCTGAAACTTCTTCCATGTCCATTGGCTCATCCTCAACCTCTGGCATGTCCTCGATTTCGACAGCAATCATCTTTGGTGTTGGTATCTTTTCCAACTGAAATACATTTATGACCATCATCTTGTCGGTTGGCTCAAAGATGCCATCCTCGTAATCGAACAACCGAACAACAGCAAACTGCCCCTCGACCATTTCAACCTGAGAAGCAATCTTTGGGTCAAGTGGTGACCAAGAAACAAAGTCACCAACTGCTAGAGAACCAATAGCTGCTCTTTCGCCAACAAACTCTGTACCCTCGTCAATGCTGATAGCAACGGCTTGGTCAATGGCTGATTGCTTAGAGTCGTGGCAACCGATTATCTCGCCATCTTCTTTTTCCACAGCCCAACCAGAGCAGTCGGGGTTCGTTTCTGTAATGTAGTACGGCATTAGACCTGCTTCAAGAATCCGAGTTTGAGTCCAGCTTTATCGGCTACTGCGTAAAGCTCTGTCATTGGTGACATGTCTAGTTGTAAGGTTTCTAGCTTTAGTAACTGCATCCCAGTAGCAATAGTTACATTAGGGCCACCGATGTAGATGCCGTCATCGTTATTCATGTTGTGAATCGTCAACCTAAAGTCTGAGGTGCTTGTTCCGTCAACAAGTGTTGCGGCTGTACCGACAGTTACTTGACCTGAAGTGATTGGCATGCCTAGACCTCGTAAACAGCTTCTGGGTCATCTGGGTTTACCTGAGCAACACCTTGTAGCTGAACTGAAGGTAGTCCCGTGTGTGCAATTTCTGGCAAGCCAAGAGCAGATAGGACTTCTTCAGGGTCAAATCCTGACTGAATTAGCTGTGTGACCATAGTTACGCGCTTTTCGCTTGTAATTACTTCGGTGTCCGCTAGTGCGATGTTAGCTAGTGGCACTCGGTACTGGTCACCAGCGGTAACTGGAGCCATGTCCTCTAAGCTGCGAACATCGTTTGTTGACATAAAGCCAGCCTGAGTTGCAACCGAGTATGACCGAACTCTAGCCTCAAGGTCAGCTCTTAGTAGGTCAGCGAACTGAAACTTGATAAAAGCATCCCCTGGAAGTAAGCGAGAGAAGGCTGCTTCTACCTTTTCGGCTAGTGGGCGTAAGGTCATAGAAACAAACTGAAGGTTGTTCTGCTCAACCGAAGCGTAGCTTGCTGTTCCTGGTACGCCTAGTAGGTGAAGTGGCACATTGAAGGCTCTTGCGATTTCTTCTACTGCAAACTTGCGGGACTCTAGGGCTTGGCTTCTTTCTGGGTCTGTCTGAGTAGAAACAAACTTAGCTCCGCCAGATAGAACACCAGTCTTGTGTGCGCGTCTTGTTCCATTACGGTGACGAGCATCAAATCCGTCAGCTAGTTGTTTTGCTTGCTCAGAGGTCAAGTTACCTGGAAACTCAATAACGCCAGCAGCAGAAGCACCTGTACCGAAGAATCTAGCTGCGTAATCGTTTAGAGCAATGTTTAGACCAAGTGATTGCTTTAGGGTTTCTACTCGGCTCATGCCTTTTAGCTCACCAGGAAGAATTAGGTCAACAATGTGAATTACCTCATCGCTGTTTAGTGGTCTTGCTTCATCTTGGTATCGGTAGATTTTGCGACCAATCTTAGAACGCTCTACTTCAATCTTTTCTGGATTTAGGTTTACTAGGTTTACAACTTGACCTTGTGCATCTCTAAATACTCTGGTGTAAGAGTTGCCATGAACCAACAAGCTTGAAAAGACCTGCTGAAAGAAAGCTGCTCTTGTGCTTAGGTCAATGTCTGGCTGGTCTAACCACATAGGTCTAGGGTTTAGAGGTCTGCGTGTTGCACCAATCCTCAAGTACGCCCCACATGGCAAAGTCGAGATAGTGTCAGAAATCAAACTGACTGCGGAGAAGAAAGCAACAATCTCAAACGACTTCTTGGTTGTTACATTCACCCCAGCTTCGGACTGTAAGCCCCAAGGCTCACCAGCACCCCAAACAGTCTGAAAACTGACTGCTCTTTGCTCAAAAAGATTACCTAGCATTACTTACCTCGTTCAATGGCGATACCGAATACTAGAGCGCCAGTCCCTAGTAGAATTAGACCTAACGGTGGGTAGATAAAGGCTGCACCGATTGAAATAACCAAGATGCCTGTTGCCTGAAGTATTGTCGCTATCATTACCAACCTAATTGAAAAATTGCGGTGTTAGTTCATCCTCTAGTTTACTGCTATTTATACACCTGTCTAAAGCAATAACAGCAGCAATAGCAGCGTCAATCTTTCTTGGGCTACTTGCGGATTCTTTTGTGATTCTTCTACCCTGTCTGTCTGACTTTACTACTGTGTTGTCTAAATGCCTTGTAAGCACAGGGTTTCCATCGTGAGTGATGGTTTGCTCGGTTACGGCATCATAGAAGATTTGACAAGCGGGAACTATTCGAGCTGCCGAGTATGTTGGGAAGGCTACAACTGGAAAACCCATGTCCTCAAGCATTACCATCGTTTTTTGCCAGCGTGGAGGGTCAAAGACGAGTTCTCGAACATTGCGGTACTTGGTGCAGAACTGAATAATGACATCTTCGACTTCTAGGGTGGGAACACGCCAGCTTGCGTCATCTTCTGAAGTCTTTTCCCAAACAGCAATTGTAAAGATGTGTGGCTTGTCGTTTTCGTCTCTCGGTAACCGAACCCCGATTACTGCCGTTGAGTCATTTGACCAAGAACCGTCAAAACCAATAATAAACTCATCATCTTCGTTGTAATCCTGCTCAACTTGTAGTTTTTCCCAAGCACCTGACGGTAACCAGCTATCTTTAGAAGAAACCCATTGGTTTACTCTTTTACGGCGAAACTCCGACTCTGGAGTTCGCAAAACAGCCGATTCAAAGTCTGACCGAGCGCAGATGTCATCAAAGCCAGGGTTAGACAGTTCCCAAGTCGCAGGGTCATCATAAGGCAGGTCTTGAGGTGCTTCCCACCAAGCCATGAAGAAAGTAGGGTCTTTTATTTCACCTCTTGCAACCTTCTGACCGTACTGATACAGCGAGTAGGCGATTGAGTCTGCGCCTGAGCTATCGGACTTCACACCAGCGGTTGTAATAGCAATCATTGTGGCTAAGTTACCTCGCGCACCCTGAGCAAGAGCCATAACATCGAATAGCTCTCTATTGGGCTGTGCGTGTAGCTCATCAAAGATAGTCATGGTTGGTGACAAACCTTCTTTAGAGAAAGCTTCGGCTGATAGCACTCGATAGACCGAACCTGTACTTGGCACTTCAATCGCATCTCTGTAAAGCTTGCAGATTTCTGATAATTCGCTGGCTTCTATCAGTTTCTTAGTATCACCGAATACTAGGCGAGCCTGGTCTTTGTCAGCCGCACAAGAATAGACCTCAGCACCTCGAATACCTGAGCCAACAAGTCCGTAAGCAGCAACAACAGACATAAGTGAGCTTTTGCCGTTCTTTCTCGGCATACCCACAAGACTGACCCGATTCTTTAGTCCTTTGTCATCGTGAGCGAATAAATTGCGTAAAAGCTCTGATTGCCAATCTCGCAAGTCCATAGGCGAACCTGCTTTACCTGCAACCGAGTCTTTTGTAATAATTCCAAAGGCTTCAGCAAAGTCAACAATGTCCTCGCCCTCACCTTGAGCTATTTCATCCTCTGATACTGGGGTTAGCCAGATAGGGGGCCAGCTACTTACCTTTTTCAAGCTCACGCCTAGTCCTTCTAGCGAATAGTTCCTCAAGCTTTGACTCGCGCTTGACTTCGGCTAAACCGAGTCTTGACCGAGCCTCTGGTGAAAAGCCGAGTTTGTTGATGTTTGACGAGATGATGTTTTCAAGGTCATTGAGTTGTTTGTACAAGTGCCAGTCATAGTCGTTCTGCAAGCGTTCCATAATCTCACGCCGCCTGTCGTACTGTTCGCATGTCATCTGGAGAAGGTGAACATCTATCGCGCCAATCCAAGGCAAGCCGTACTTGAACACATCATCCCAGAGCTGAGAGCCGTCTTGACCGAGTTCACGCAAGGGTTGGCGCTGCCCTGACGGAATAGAAGCTAGTTCGCCGACTTTGGGCAGAGTTTGATGACCTGGGTTACCGAGCAAGCGTTTCTGCTCGATTGGCTTTGCTGGATTTGGCATGGCCCTTCCTTCCCTTTGTTTCTACGCTACCAGAAAAACTTTGAACATAGAAAAAGCACGCAAGTGGCGGGGCGGGGTGTCAATGGACTGTCGGCGCTGGTTTTTGACCCTACCCCCAAGGGTACGCCTAGGGTGTGGCTGTATTTGTGCTGTTTGCGGGCGTGTGTGCCTCCTAGAGAGGCTGCCAGAATAGCGCCCTAGTGATTCCCTAGGTATTATTTTTTGTGGCTTGT